ACCCTGCATGATCTGCACAAAGTTATTTTCCTCACGGGCAAAGAAGGAGCCTCCTACGGCACCGATGGCTGGGGATGCCTCTAGACGAGCGAGGGCGGTTGTGATAAAATCAGTACCAATCTCAGTATCAGCGTCCATAACAAGGACATAATCAGCATCTACATGCTTCATCGCCTGATTGAGAGCACCGGCCTTCTTGTCAGTGTTGTTTACGGTTTCAATGACCGATGCACCAGAGGAAAGAGCCTCACGGACAGTATAGTCGGTGCAGTTGTCAGCCACAACCAGTACCTCGTCTACTCGGTCAATAATAGACCTGACAGACTTGGCAATAGTCGGTTCTTCGTTGTGTGCCGGGATGACAGCAACAGTCTTCATGGGGACTCCTTTCCTTGTGAGGTTGAAGCCTAACATACGTCAGAAGTACTAGTACATCGTCCGAACGGCTGATGGACAAACTGGGACAAACTGGGAGTGTTGCATTCAAAGACACGACATGATACAATTGAACTAGTTCAAATGATGTTGCCGCCGTCATTACTGAGAGATAACTATAAAGGAACTCCATAATTTTGCGTAAGCAAACAATGAACACCTGACCGGGTTATCTCAAAGAATGGCGGCATCTATTCATCAAACGGTTGGGTGTTTTTTGTTACCCAACTTCAAGCGGGCCGGTGGTTTGAACAGACCGGCGTGGTGGAAACCGGAGCACATAATGGCTATTCCTGCTCCTAAGCACAAACGTGTTAGCGACCTCTAGGCTTATTAAACACTTAGGGTACGCTTATCTAAAAAATCAGAGAAAGAACAATATGCAGATATCATTTAACACCGTTCCCGGTAACCTAAATCTAAACAATGGATATGGTATTGCCGGATACAACATGATCATATCCCTACAGGCTTTGGGTCATCAAGTACCCTATGCAAACTCCCAAGCACCGGTTGAGATTGCTTTTTGTCAGCCTGACTATAGTGAATGGTCTAATCCAGATGCTTACCATATTCAGTACACTCCTTGGGAATCAGATGATCTTCCTGATGGATGGGTAGATGCTTTTAACGACAACTGTGATGAAGTGTGGACTCCTTCTCCTCTTATTGCCAAGTGGTATAGAGAAGCCGGTGTTGAAAAGCCTATCTTTGTATATGAACATGGTATTGATCATGCTTGGACAAGTAAGAGACGTAGAAGAACTAATAAGTTGAAGTTCCTTCATGTTGGAGAACCGGCCCCAAGAAAGGGCGGTCAAATGGCAATGGAGGCTTTCAGAGAAGTCTTCGGAAACCGTGATGACGTTCATCTAACCATCAAGGCTTGGAACCGATCCAACATCAGAGTCTACTCATCAAAGAGAAGCAAGTCCATAATGGGCGTACCTCACTCTTTGTATGACAATGTGACTACAGTCTTTGATGATTACTCAGAAGATCAGATGATCAACCTCTTCCACCGTAACGATGCTTTGGTATATCCCGGTTGGGGAGAAGGTTTTGGTCTTATCCCTCTACAAGCCCTTGCTACAGGTATGCCTACCATTTGCACCGAGGCTTGGGCACCATACAGCAGATTCCTATTGCCAGAGTTGTCCCTGTCCTCTAAACTGGTAAGAAGCCCATGGCCAGAGGTACATACAGGTAACATGTTTGAGCCTTCATACGAAGACCTACTTGATGGATACCGATACATGGACGAAAACTACGAGAAGGCAGCAGGCCGAGCATTCAAGAACTCATTCAGCGTTCACAAGGAATACGATTGGGTTGAGTTGACTAAGAATTCCTTTGCTAGAATCGTAGAAAAATTCTCAGACTGAGCAGTTTAAGAACCCGCCCGAGATATACTGAGAGAACACCAAATTTTAAGAAAGCGCCTCCAAGCCGGGGGCGGAGAGGACTAATTTAATGACAGATTTTATTGCTAATGGTGACCTAACGGACCCGTTCCGTTCGTTCATCAGCAAATCCAGATATGCTCGCTGGATACCAGAATACGGGCGTCGAGAGACTTGGGAAGAGACCGTACACCGATACGCAGACTTCTTCGGTCCAAAGGTAAGCCTAACACCAGACCAGAAGGCGGAACTCTTCGAAGTAATCCGCAATCACGATGTTATGCCATCCATGCGAGCACTGATGACCGCAGGAGAGGCACTAGAACGCTCAAACGTTGCGGGCTACAACTGCTCATTCATTGCAGCAGACGACCCAAGAGCATTTGACGAGGCTCTGTACATCCTTATGTGCGGAACCGGTCTAGGATTCTCAGCGGAAAAGAAGTACACCCGCTACCTTCCAGTAGTTCCAGAGGAGATTGTCTCAGTTGATGAGATTATCGTTGTTCAGGACTCCAAAGAGGGTTGGGCACAAGGATACCGCGAACTAATTGCAGCCCTATACCGTGGCGAATTGCCTAAGTGGGACCTTCGCCAGTTGCGTCCAGAAGGTGCTCGCCTAAAGACCTTCGGTGGACGTTCCAGTGGACCAGAGCCACTAAACGATCTATTTGAGTTCACAGTTAAGATGTTTGCAGATGCACGCGGACGTAGACTATCGAGTCTAGAAGTTCACGAACTCTTCTGCAAGATCGGTTCTGTAGTAGTGGTCGGTGGAGTACGTAGAAGTGCTCTAATTTCACTATCATCCCTTACAGACGAGGAAATCCGAGATGCAAAGAAGGGTCTTCCAAGGCCAGAAGGCATGAAGGATGCAGAATACTTCGCACTACCTGACCAGTGGTGGAACAAGAAGCCTCACCTAGCACTTTCCAACAACAGTGCAGCATATCACTCAAAGCCAAGTCGATGCGATTTCGACAAGGAATGGGACGCACTCGTTAAGTCAGGTTCAGGCGAAAGAGGTATCTTCAACATGGCCGGTGCAAAGCAGCACGTACCAGAGCGTAGAGATGCTTCACAGATTGCAGGAACTAACCCTTGCGCGGAGATTCTTCTACGTTCCATGGGATTCTGCAACCTAACCGAAATCATTGTTAGAGAATCAGACACTCTAGATGATCTAAAGTACAAGGTAAAGATGGCTACCAAGATCGGAACATGGCAGTCTACTCTTACTAACTTCCCTTACCTACGTGATAAGTGGCGTCAGAATGCAGAAGAAGAGCGTCTACTAGGCGTTTCCATGACTGGACAGATGGGCCACGCAACACTTAATGGTCGTAACGGCAAGGCCGAGCAGGTCAGATGGTTGAAGGAACTAAAGAAGGTTGCTATTGCAACTAACAAGCAGGAAGCACGTAGACTTGGAATTAACCCAAGCGCTGCTATCACTACTGTTAAGCCTTCTGGAACTGTTTCCACATTGACCAACTCATCCTCAGGTATGCACGCATGGCACGATGAATACTTCATTCGCACCGTCCGTATCAACAGAACCGACCCAATTGCAAGGTTCATGGAGGACGCCGGTGTTCCAATGGAGGTTGATGTTACCAACTCAAAGACGGTTATCTTCTCATTCCCATTCGCAGCACCAGAGGGAGCATTGATCAGAAGCGATCTTAGCGCTATTGAGCAGTTGGAGATGTGGCACACGTTCAAGACACACTGGACTGAGCACTCACCATCGGTAACTGTATCGGTTAAGCCAGAAGAGTGGGACGAGGTTGGAGATTGGGCATATGAGCACTTTGACTCAATTACCGGAGTTTCCTTCCTTCCATACTCAGATCACAACTACAAGCAGGCTCCTTTCCAGACTATCGATAAGGAAACCTACGAAGAGGCTAAGGCAAAGATGCCAGATGCTTTGATGTGGGAGATGCTTGCAGTATATGAACTAGAGGACACAACCACAGGAAGTCAAACACTTGCTTGCACCGCAGGCGTGTGTGATGTGGTAGACCTAGTTAAGTCCTGACCTAAAAGAGACCGCCCTTCGGGGCGGTTTTCTTTTTAACAGATCAGTGTTAGACTGTAGTCATGGAGGTGAATATATATGAGTATTGATTACGTAATCGTGCCAGATGACGAAAACTTTGATCCTCAGTATGTTCCAGACATTGATGAAGACGATGAAGTCGAAGAGCATGCCCCTATTCCAGAAGATTTGAGTGATTTTGAATGAGATATTGGGTACCCGGTGCTAAGGTATTAGCAGCGCATCAAGACGGAACACTACTAGGTGGTTCAAGGAAGGTCGTATGGCACACGACAGAGAATGATCCAAACTACACGAGCGCTCTAGCAGTTGCTCGATACCTTAACTCAGTTGGTTCACAGGTGCATCTTGTATGGAACCCAAATACGGGTGAAATGGTACAGATGATTCCTGCAAACCGAGGCGCACGAGGTCTAAGAAACCTTGGCGGTGGAGTTCAGACAAACAACGGCGGAAGCGTTGTATTCCAGATTGAAGTAGTCGGTCAGGCTAAGAACCCATGGACTGAGAATGGTCCATGCAAGAATCTAGACGTTATTGTCGCATTCTTGCGTCAACTTGGAATTGAAGACGTTTGGCCAGCCGGTGATCTAAAGCCTTACCCAGCATCATATGGTGGCTCCCGTAGCACATCTGCTTGGGGAAAGAGCGGACACTTTGGACACTCACAGGTTCCTGAAAATGATCACGGCGATCCCGGCGACATTAATCAGAAGAAGATCACTGGTTCTGCACCAAGCACCAGCCCAGCATCTTCCGTTCCAGCAGTATTCCAGAAGCCAACTTCTGTTGTACTAAACGTTGGAAGTAGAGGACCAGCAGTGGCAAGAGTTCAGAAGATCGTTGGAGCAACTGCCGATGGTGTTTATGGACCAAACACAAAGGCCAAGGTAGCAGCATGGCAGAAGGCCAAGGGAATTGATTCAGATGGTATCTGGGGTCCAGCCTCAGAAGCAGCCTACAAAAAGGCACCGTCCAAGCCAGCCCCCGCAAAGCCAAAGCCAGCAGCAGCCAACCCTATCAGCGGTAAGTTCCCACTACCAGCCGGTCACTTCTACGGAGTGAACGACAACACCAATTGGTCACACAGTGGTGTACGTGGAGGAAACGACAAGTTCTGGGTTACAAAGATTCAGAGAAAGGTCGGAGCAACCGCAGACGGAGAGTTCGGCCCTGCAACAAAGGCTAAGGTAGTTGCTTGGCAGAAGAAGAATGGACTAAGTGCAGACGGAAAAGTTGGACCGGGCACATGGTCAAAGATGCTTAAAGTATGATACAATCTAAGTAGCCAGAGTTGGTGGAAACCAGCGGAGAAGTAGGCGAGGATGAGGGTGTATGCCCCATCCGGCTAGAGCAATTCTAGTACGGTAGTTCGTGCGGGAATTTCTAGTTAACTTAGGATGGTTATATTACTGGCGAACCCGGGCTTCGGCCCGGGTTTTGTCATGTATATGATAGAATGGAGATATGAACCCATATGACAACATTCTGTCATCTATGCCATTGACCACCTTTAAGTTGAATTCGGGCGGTACTGCCTATGTAGATGGCACCAACAGATCAGTGGCTCTTTCAGGATCAGTACTCTTCACAACCCCAATTATGGCAAGTGTAAGGAAGTCAATCCTTGGAAAGAACGCCAACGTACTTAACTTCGCAACTCCTGTGTTTTTCAGGGGCAGCGAGCGGTTGCCATTTAGTCTAGAAACATGGTTCTTGCCAATGTACTTCACTGGCACTATCTCACTTATGTCACACAACGCAGCCTATGATGGTCTTGTGTTTGATGGTGACAACATCATCTTTAGGGTCTACTTCGAAAACACCGGCCTAGTTTCAACATCCTATGCCGTCCCAGATGCAGCAGAATCAATGCATGTGGTTGGAGTTTACACGCAGAAGAAAATTCAACTCTACGTAAATGGCGCTATGGTATCCGAAGCAGAGATATCAGATGCTCAGGTAAAGGATGGATTCAAGACCAGAGCATCCAATGCTCTTTATGTTGGACAGAGTGCAAACGCATCTCAGGTTGGCACATTCGATGGAATCACCGTCTACCAGAAAGCAATTACAGACCAAGACATTTACCTCCACTATTTGGCCGGTAGAAGAACCGAAGATATCGCAACCATTGTAGGAGTTTATGGAGGTCTATACTTTGATGGTACCGAAAGAGACGTATTCATTGACAATGAGTGGAACTCTACTAACTGGACAGACTCAGACAACTACACAGACGTGTCATTCAACACCGGCAACCTGACTCCAATTCAAGACCCTAACACCCTTCTAAGCCTACCGGGGCAGTGGGTAATTCCAGTTGAGGTCGGAGCCTCAGACACAAATATCTACGGCGTTAGAGTCGATTGGGACGGCGATGGAGCGTTTGTTGTCGAGTCCAGCATTGATGGAGGAACGGTTTGGAATGCAGTGACCAACAGCCGCAATATCGCAGGCACATGGAACTGGAACCCAACAGACAAGATTGTCCTTCTAAGAGTCACATTCACGGGCGGGTTAACAAGCGACATATCAAACGTCAGAAGAATCAGAGCGGTAGTCTTCTCTAGCCCAGCACTAAGGTCATCAGACCTTTCTAGAAGCGCAACCATCAATGGAATCAATGTGGCTACGTCAAGTATCTACGATCAGCCATTGGAGAGAAACTTCTACTCAGGCATTCAGACCTATGGAGATTCAATTACAATCACGCCAGACGTAGAGATTGAAGACGCTAGAAATGTCCGAAGTCTAGAATTCTGGATCAAGTTCAACACAACTACATCAAACAAGTATGTGTTTGATACGAGGGCCGGGTCTACTGAATACCTTTGGGTAAACAACACCACTTTCTTCTTCTCATTCCCAAGCGGTACAGTATATGTAGATGGCGTGGCCATCTCAAACAATGCGTTCACCCCAATAGCAGATCGCTGGTACCACATTGTCTATGTATTCACAGCGGGAATCAATGTGCCAATCACAATCCCAAGCGTAGACAAAACAATATCGTCCATTGCTGCATACCCAACTGCACTATCTGCAAGCGATGTTGCAACTATGTATTCGTTGTACATGGGATTTCCGTCCGCAGCATTGGCTACAGAGACCAATCCTGTATCAGAACCGGCCACTCCATACCGTCTTTACGCATACAACTGGTCAAACTAAGTCCAAAAAGAGCGGCTATTCGTCCTTTTGTAAGTAAATGTGTTATACTCAACCTATGAATAAGATGAAGAATGTAAAGCGAACAATCATCGATGAGTCTAACCTAGGACTATACGTCTGGGTTATTAACGGAAAGATGGTTGGCGACGATCAGGGAAACTACCTGTCCGTCCCCTCAGAGAAGGGCGATGTTAAGAAGATAACCGCTCTTAGAAACTATGTCTATGGATTCCTAAAGGACATGCAACTTGAACCACAGGGTCAAGCCGTATTCCTATCAGGTCGTAGGCAGATTACCGATGACGAATATGAAGAGCAGGTTGCTCGTCAGAAGTGGGGGCTTATTGCTGATCCTTATGACGTTCCAGCAATGGAAGAAGAATTGAAGCACAGAGGAACATTTGGACAATGACAGAACCAGTAAAGAGAGTCGCTAGAACAGCGGACGACGATGAGCGCGGTAGAGAAATCGATGATGACTACGTAGCAAAGAATGGCGTAGTAATGGTTGGTACTACAACCTTCTCAGAATCAGATGACAAGAGCGACCCATTCAGACAGACTCCCGAGGTCTTTAAGACTATCGGTGGAGTAGATCAAGCCTTCAAGAAGAGGGCTACTCGTGCGTTCCAGAAAGTACACACAGGTGGAAATGGAGCCGGTAGCAAGAAGATCGAGGAAAAGATTGTAGATGGTTACAACCTATTTGGTGTAGTAACTCCTCCATACAACCTTGACTACCTAGCACGACTATACACACTATCATCTCCTCACTACGCAGCGGTTAACGCAAAGGTAGAGAACATCGTCGGTCTTGGATTCGACTTTGTAGACTCCCACAAGACAAAGCAGGAACTAGACGCCGCTCAGGGAAACCAGAAGAAGATTGACAAGATTCGCCGTAAGGTGAATGAAGCCAAAAACTCTATGTTCCAGTGGCTAGATGAGTGCAATGAAGAGGATGAGTTTGATGAGACTTTGAAGAAGGTCTATACAGACTACGAGGCAACTGGAAACGGTTACTTTGAAATCGGTCGTGACATTGACGGAAAGGTCCACTATATCGGACACATTCCAGCAACGTCCATGCGCGTGCGTAAGGACCGAGACGGTTTCGTACAGATTATCTCAAATGAGGCAACCTTCTTCAAGCACTTTGGTACTGATACTCAGAACCCAATTAGCGATGAGGAGCCAAACGAGGTTATCCACCTAAAGAAGTACAGCCCTGTCAACTCATTCTATGGAGTACCAGACGTTGTTGCAGCAATGCAGGCAATTAGCGGTAACGAGTTTGCTGCAAGGTTCAACCTAGACTACTTTGAGAACAAGGCTGTACCTCGCTATGTCATCGTTGTAAAGGGTGGACAGTTGGGACTAGGCTCTCAGAACAAGATTGTTGAATTCTTTGAGACCGGCCTTCGTGGTCAGAACCACAGAACTCTATTCGTCCCTCTACCAGCAGACAGCAATGAGCGTAAGACCAGTTTCGAAATGAAGCCGGTGGAGGCTGGAACTCAGGACGCATCCTTTGTTAACTACATCAAGATCAACCTACAGTCCATCTTGATGGCAGAAAAGGTACCAATGACAAAGGTAGGACTAGCAGAAGGTGTAAACCTTGCTGTTGCTCGTGATGCCGATAAGACATTCAAGGAGCAGGTCTGCCGTCCAGCACAGAGAATCGTTGAAAAGAAGTTGGGAAAGGTCTTCTCTGAAAAGACTGACATTTTCCGATTCAAGTTGACTGAACTAACTCTTACTGACGAAGACACTCAGTCCAAGATTGATGAGCGTTACCTACGTATGCAGACACTCGTTCCAAACGAGGTTCGTGCGCGTTGGGGAATGGCCGGTATCAAGGGCGGTGACGAAGTTGTAGACCTAAAGGCGCAAGCAGGAGCAGAAGCAGCGGCTACAGGAAATAGAACTCGTGATGCCCAAAGAAGCGCAGGCGCAACAGACTCAGCAGGTGAAGGACGAGCAACCAAGGGTGATGGAAGGACAACTTCCTGATAAATAAGATGCTTGAAAAGTTTAAGCAGGCGATGTTTAGCCCCATCAATACCTCTGCTATCTCAATCATGGCCGGTTTCACTGTGCTATGGGGGCTATGGGTAGCAAACCCTTTTTGGACGGTATTTACTCAGGCACAGATATTCTCATTCATGGTGATCATCTTGCCCGAGGTTGCATGGGGCATCATTGCAATTCTTATTGGAATAACCATGTTCTATGGTGTTATCAAGCCATCCTACATGAATCTACGGAACGGAGCGTTGGCCGGTTTCTACTTTTGGCTGTTTGCTGCCATTAACTTCTTTCTTGGAGATTGGCAGAACACAGGTGGAGTGACACTGCTTATGATAGCGGTTTACTGTGGATATATCGCACTAAATCTATTCATCAATAAGAAAGCATTCCAAGTCGAGCAAGAAAATTTGCATTTAGAATAACAACAATGATAGTATTCAAATATGAAGATTGAAAAGGCAATTTGGGCCACAGACACAGATAACGTTCGTCTGTCTATGCCACTAACAAAGATCAATGAAGAGAAGCGTGAGGTTTCGGGATTTGCTTCCCTAGACAACGCTGACTCCCATGATGACATTGTTCTGGCAGAGGCAAGCGCACGCGCTTTCTCACGTTTCCGTGGAAACATCCGAGAAATGCACCAGCCAATCGCGGTCGGCAAGATGGTCGATTTCCGCGAGGATGAGTTCTATGACCCAAAGACCGAAAAGTTCTATAGAGGCATCTACGTTACCGTTAAGGTATCTAGAGGCGCACAGGACACATGGGAGAAGGTACTTGACGGAACCCTTACTGGATTCAGCATCGGTGGAAGCATCGTTGACTCAGAGTCACAGTTTGTTAAGGACGCCAAGAAGAATATCCGCTTCATCAAGGATTACGAATTGGTTGAACTGTCACTTGTTGACAACCCAGCCAACCAACTAGCAAACATTTTCTCCATCGAAAAGATGGCCTCAGGAGAACAGGTAATGAAGGGAATGATTGCAGACACAAAGACTGAAATCACCTTCTACTGTGACGAGGATGAAATTGCTAAGACTTCCACCGACGAAAGCCTAGATTGCCCTGTATGTGGCAACAAGATGGCTGACGCAGGGTGGTTTGAGTACACGACTGATGCTGACAAGGCTGAAAAGATGGCAGCATGTGTACAGAAGTATCTTTCTTCAAACGACACGCAGGAGACTGCAATTAACGAAGGAGGTGTTGACGTGGCAAAAGATACAGTAGAAAAGCAGGCTGTACCAGAGGGTCAGGGTGTTATCCCTGTCGGTGGTGCAGGACAGGCGGCTACCGAAGACGAGTCATCTGTTGAAAACACGGATGTGACTGAGGTCGCTGAGCCAGAGGCCGACACTGATACTGAGGCTGCGGAAGTTACCGAAGTCGAAAGTGCAGAGGACGATCTTGCAAAGATGTTTGACACTCTACGCGACGAACTATCAAAGAGCGTTGCGGGAAATCTAGAGTCTGTTAATTCAGCACTAGAAGGAGTTAACCAAAAGTTTGAAAAGTTTACTGAGCGCGTCGAGGACAAGTTGACAGAACTTGAAGTACGCCATGGTGAACTATCAGAAAAGTTTGCTGGCCTAAAGGACAACCTAGACTCTGTGGAAAAGTCGGTTGGTACCCTAAAGGGACAAACAGCAATTAAGAAGTCTGGCGATCTTGGCGGATCAACAGAACCAGTAGCCAAGAAGGCTACAAGTACATGGGGTGGACACTTCCTCAGTGTAGAGTCCCTAAAAGACTAAAATACGGATAGAGAGGTGAAAAATACAATATGAGCAATTCAGAACTACTAGAGAAGGTCATTACAACCACTGCCCTTGGTGTTGCACCGGGACAGAACGGCCTTCTAAGTCCAGAACAGTCCGATCGTTTTATCGACTACATGTGGGATGCTACAGTACTTGGTTCACAGGTACGTACTATCCGTATGAAGTCTGACACAGTTGAGATTGACCGCCTAGCAGTTGGTGAGCGTCTAATGCGTAAGGCAACAGAGGCTACTGACGACGGCGTTAACGTTGGTCTTGCATTCAGCAAGATCAGCCTAACAACTACCAAGTTGCGTCTCGACTGGGAACTTTCAACCGAATCCCTAGAGGACGGTATTGAAGGTGATGCGCTAGAGGATCACGTCGCTCGACTTATGTCGAATCAGGCAGCACAGGACCTTGAAGACCTAGCAATTAATGGTGATACCCGCCTTGGCGGTGACCCACTACTAAGCGCTGTGGACGGATGGGCACGTCGTGCAGAGGAGGGTGGTCACGTTATCGATCACGGTGGTAACACCATTGACCGAAGCGTCTTCCACAAGGCTCTAAAGACCCTGCCACGTAAGTACAAGCAGCGTCGTGGAGGATTGAAGTTCTTCACAGGTGCGGGAATCATTCAGGATTACATGTTTAGCCTACAGCAGACAAGTGCCGATTTCCTAACCCCTGAGGCTTTCGCAGCAGCAGGTATCAACCGTGCATCAGTTCCAACAGGCCCAGCAGGTTTCACGACCGGCAACGCCTTCGGAATTCCTGTACAGGAAGTACCGCTACTTGACGAGACTCAGGATGGAACCTACTCCGGTGCGTCCGGTGATCACGGTGACATTTGGCTAACGTTCCCAGAGAACATGCTATGGGGTGTAAAGCGAGAAATCGTCGTATACCGCGAGTTCAAGCCAAAGAAGGACACAATCGAATACACCATGTACTGCCGAGTCGGTACATCAGTGGAAAACCCTGACGCATTCGTTGTTGTCAAGAACGTAAAGATTTCTGACTGATAAAGTCTAAATCGATACATTACAGGAGGGGTCGTCTTCGGATGGCCCCTCTTTGGCATCTATAAAGGGCGTCTGCTATAATGAGATTAACCATGCGAAAGGAAGCATACAAACTATGAGTTTTCAAACACTAAACAAGAGCCTGCTAAAGCAGGCAGCCGAAGATTTTGGCGTAGACGTTGAAGAAGATGCGTCTAAGGCCGAACTTATTAACGCTCTAAAAGAAGAGGGCGTTACTTGGGGTATGTACAAAGAAGCATTCCCAGATGAGAAGGATCAGGATGACGCAGACGAAGACGGTGACGAAGTAGAGGCAGCAGCCGAATACAAGAAGCCACTAAAGACCGTACTTCTAAAGATGACTCGTGCAAATGGAACATATGAGATTCGTGGATACAAGTTCACAAGGTCTCACCCATACTTGCCAGTATCAGAAGATGACGCAAACTACATCCTAGACCTAGACCCTAATGGCTTTAAGATCGCCAGCCCACGAGAGGCAGAAGAGTTTTACTCCTGATAGGGAGAACTTCTAGGAGGAATAAATGAGTACTATTGTTGATTTTCCATCACAAGGCACAATCGGTGCGAACCTAAAGCCAAAGAGGTATGACCTTGAAATCTATCAGGGTGACTCCTTTGAGGCTAAGTTGTCGTTCAAGCAGACAAACGGTTCCCCAACTGATTTGACTGGAATCACCCTTGCCGTTGGTTTTCTAAAAGAAGCCGGTGGTGCAGCAGAAGTTCCAATGTTGGGATCACACGATGGTACTGGTGGCGTAGTAACACTAACCATTGATGACACTTCCGCATTGAGCGGAACGTACAAGTGGGACTTGCAGTTTATTCAAGGAAGTAAGAAGAGAACGTATCTGGGTGGACTAGCCAATGTGACAGGAGACATTTCTCCATAATGGCACTTCCAGAGGTTGGCTCAATTGAGACCGACGCAGGAGTCATCAACATTAATGCAACATCTGTTGGCATTACCATTGTTGAGACTCCTGTTTCTTCTATATCCGTTATCACTGACGGAATCAATGGACAGATCGTCACTGAACTTGTTACTGGAATCCAAGGCCCACCGGGACCACAGGGTGACCCCGGCACGGGCGGTGGAACAACATATGATGATACAGCACTACAAGCAGCGGTAGCATCTAAGGCTCCAATCGACTCACCTACATTCACAGGAGTTGTAGGTGGAATCACAAAGTCCATGGTTGGGCTATCAAATGTAGACAACACCAGCGATGCCAACAAGCCACTATCTACCGCTACAACAACAGCACTAGCAGGCAAGGCACCAACGTCTCACGTTCACACTATCAGTGATGTGACAAACCTACAGACAACTCTTGACGGTAAGGCAGCATCTAGCCACACTCACACATCATCTGCAATCACCGATTTCACCACAGCAGTTCAGTCTGTTGTAAATACACAACTGGATATTGCCGGTGCGCCGGGGGTTCTAGATACAATCAACGAACTAGCAGCGGCTATCAATGACGACGCTAACTTTGCTACAACCATGGCTAACAGCCTTGCCCTAAAGGCTCCATTGGCATCTCCAACCTTCACGGGCACCGTATCAGGTATTAGTAAGTCAATGGTTGGTCTTGGCAACGTAGATAACACATCAGATGTAAACAAGCCAGTATCCACAGCGACTACAACTGCCCTTGGTCTAAAGGTCAACAAGGCCGGTGACACAATGACTGGCACCCTTACTGCTCCAATGGTAGATAAGGCGGGTCAAGTCTACAACGTTAAGGGTTATGGAGCAGTCGGAGACGGAACTACTGACGATACTGCGGCATTCCAAGCAGCAATTAACGCAGCGGCCACAGCCACAGGTGTCGGCGGTGGCGTTGTATACGTACCAGCCGGAACATATATTACTTCGCCTCTTGTTATGAAGAGTCGTGTAAGCATTCGTGGTGCTGGACCAAACTCAGTCCTAAGACTAAAGAATGGTTCCAATGCTCACATGTTTACCCTATTTGATGGAAACACCGAACAGTGTGGATGGGTAGACCTACTTCTCGATGGAAACAAGGCTAACCAGACTTCTGGTAACGTTGTCCATCTTGATAACAGCACATACACAAATGACCGAGGATACCCTTCACCGGGCGACCCTTCACACTACATGCAGAGAGTAGAAATCCTTAACGGTAAGGGCCACGGTGTTTATACCTCTGGTTCATGGTCAGCATCACAGTTCATCTCTGTCTGGGTATGGGGCTGTGACGTCAACTCGTTCTACGTTGCCTCTCCTGACAACACACTGTCTCACTGTATCTCTGCAAACACTGGATTTGAAGGATTCTTCATTGCTGGTAACTCGGAGCGCATCTTTGACAGCAAGGCATTCACCGCTGGACGACTAGACGCAACCAAGGGTAGCGGATTCCGTATTGCATACGTTAGCCGTACAGACATGATTGGCTGTGAGGCTCAGGACAATCGACAGCACGGGTTCTCCATCAGTGGAGCACAGCAACTCCACCTTGTCGGTCGTGCAGACCACAACGGTTTGGGCGCTTCTGGAACTGGTGGCGTAGGTGATGGTCTATACATGGACACCACTACAAAGTCTAGAATCGATATTGTATCTGGTGACCGTAACGCAGGAGAGACCCAGCGATGGGCCTATAACTGTGGAACTGGAAATGATGGAAACATAGTCACTATTGCCGCAGGAGACAACAAGTCAGTCGGAACAATTGGAAACGGTTCATTCGGTGCAAACTCAATTGTCAACATCACATACAACGGTGCAGCAACCGTACTTGGTCTTACCAAGTCTATGGTTGGCCTATCGAATGTGGATAACACAGCGGACACAGCAAAGCCAATTTCAACAGCAACTCAGACGGCGCTTAACGCTAAGGAAGCCAGCATTACAGCAGGAACAACCGCTCAATTCTGGCGCGGTGACAAGTCTTGGCAGACTCTAAATGCTGACGTTGTACCAGATGGAACGACCAACAAAGCGTTCCTAGCAACTGAAAGAACTAAGTTGTCTGGTGTTGCTACAGGTGCTACTGCAAACTCAACTGATGCGGTACTTCTTGCCCGTGCCAACCACACCGGAACTCAAAGTGCCGACACCCTGACAGATGGATCCACAAACAAGGCGTTTCTGGCCACAGAG